CTCCCCAGGGATCGTGCAATACACTTGTACTTCAGCAGTTACAGTTCCTTGTGGGATGTAGTAGTCTACTGTTGTCTCGTATGTATTCAGATAATCAGACGAACTAGATGTGAAACGTGTACCCCTTGGTAGAGCTACCGTTTGTTGTAGCGCATTGTGGAAAACAATCTGTACTTTACCGTAGGACTTACGAGGTTGCTTTCTTGTAAACCCGAATGAAGCATACACACCTGCTGCAATGGCTTCCAGTATGTTCTCTTCTGTTAACACATAGAACTGTTCTATCTCGGTAGCAATAGCTTCGTACAACGCTCTCATGGCACTACCGATTGAGAAGTCATTGATCTTTCTTGTATTCGTAATTGTGTGGTCTACCAGTCTTGAATAAATTTCCGTCATTTGCTTATATCTCAAGGTGTAAACCTCCTATCTTATGATGTTGTCCGAAAAGTTATCATCCAGGAATAATCGTCCTGACTCCCCTGCTCTCACTGCAAAGATAAAAGCTTCGTCTAGCGCAATCGAGTACACCTTGAATGCGGCTGTAAAAGTATTATCTTTAATTGAGTGCCCTAGCTTTTCTACACTTCGTACCCTACCATCTGTTCGGATTGTTCTTTCGATTTCGATAGCTAGTAATGCAGCATTCTCTTCTGTGTTCTTTTTACCAATGTACTCATGTATTCTAGAACCATATCGAGGGTGCCCCAGGTAACTACCTAGTGGAGTGATTAGACGAATATAGATAGATTGCTTTAAGTTCTCGATCCCTCTAATCGTTCTAACGTCTCCTTTCCCATCGTCCTTCAGCTCTAGTATCTCTGAGTCCCAACCAGGGCTCCCGAACTTCTTAGGTAACGGTAGGATGTCTAAATCCTTACCTAGTGATAGTGCATAGATTTCTTCCTGGTCGAACTCATTCGTTCTCTTTAGTATAGAAATCAATTCTGCTTCTGTATCTTCTGACACTCGAAGCATTATCGTGTCACCAATTGTTACTAGATGGTCAGGGTTCTGCATCTTTTCATCTACCGTATCTACGATGTAGGGGTAACGTAGGTTGTTGAATCGAGCTAACTCTACCCATCGGGACATGTCCCCGTACTCTTGTTGAGCGATCGCTTGCATTGTATCTCCATAAGCTACAATTCTCTTTCTGAATTTAACCATTATCTCACCGTCCAGTTGTTGCTCATAATCACGTCAACCTGATTTTCTATGTACCCGAATGAGATGTGCATGTTTCGTAGTGTCTCGATCATGCTGCGGTACCTCTTCTGTGTACCGAAGTAGTCTGCAAGGTAGTTAATGTTTTCCTTAATTCGTAGGAAGTCCTTTGCAGATACGTACTGAAGGTTTGTACTAGCTGCTTCTATACTGTATAGCAAAGCAAATGACTCTAGCACCACTGCTACCATCAATACATAGATTTTCGGATTGAATGTCGCTAAGTCACTTTTCATCACTTGTGCTACAATCGTATTCGGGTCTAGCTCTACGTTGATTAGTTCAATCTTATCACTGTTAATGTCTTCTAATGTTAATCGAGCAACAGAAGACAAACTATACACAGGCTTGTACAGCGTAGAAACGAATTGCTGCGTGTCGTCTAACACATTGAATGGAATTGTGCCATCACTTAGTACATTGATGTTAGAGACGAATTTAACAAGGTCTAGCGGCTTCTTAATTACCATTCTTAATACCACCTTCCGTAGTACCCAATATTAAACCCTAACCCTGACATTCCGTATTGGTATGAAAGTGGGGAAGGTGCTTGTGGGTTTACAGGATTACGTCCTGTACCTGGAATATAAATACCGTCCTCATCTTTATTATATATCCCATCGTTACCTGAGCTAGGATCGTAGCCCCCATTACCTTTACCACCTGAACTAGAACCCCCGCCTGAGCTAGAGCCACCACCTGGTAGGATAGGGTTTGGCATTCCGATAGCTCCACCTAAAGGAGGGAGAATCGGGCTAGGAATCCATGTACTTCCGCCAGGGGGAGTTACATTTGGCATCCCTCCACCGCTACTTCCACCACCTGGGTTTACAGAAGGATATCTGTTTCCGATTTCAGGTTGTACCACATCATCGTCCGCAGGATCAGTAGATTTACGTAGAATAACGAATTTGATTTCATATCGGTATAGTAATGGAGCGTTAACATCTTGCGTGTAGGTAACCCCTTCAGGAGATAGATGAACTACAAAGCTCTCATCGTTAGTGAAGTTGTGGAAGTAAAAATCTTCAGCAGCAGTTCTACCGTTACCGCCTGTCTCTGCATAATCTTCTAAGAAAGCTTTCATTTCTTTTATCTTAGCAATCCCTCGGTCTGACGCTCTACCTGTAGGGTTGAATCCTGTTGTACCACTAATCGTATAAGTTGGGATGTCACTTTGGAAGTCCTCAACGATGATACGACTTTTTGTTTTTAGTACAGTTGTACGGTGTGGTCGTACATACGTCATATTCTCAGGGTTTAAAGCAAAGCGGAAGAATTTGTTTCCTACTTGGAATGCAATCTTCTTTAATACATTTGTACCATCTGACATTGCCATTTGTATCACCTCTCTTATAATATAAGAAAAGACGAGGTTATTCCCCGTCTTTTAGCACTCTAGTTAGTGGATATTTATGTATTAATTCTTCAGGAGTGACATCGAAGAGAAATTCGTTGTCTTTTCTTTTAACTCCCGCTAGATAAAATGACCTGTCCACGACTTCAGAGCAAGTAAGTTTCTTTTGATTGTTGAATAAAGTTCGTTTCATACGGAATACTATTCGAACAAACATCTCAAATATCTGTGCATAGTCGTAGTCCGTACCTTCTAAACTGACCGCAAGTTCTACAATCTTTTCTCTTTCCTCTTGCGTTAGGTTCTCTAAGCGATATACGTGTGTAATATTTTTATCATACTCTATAGGTACGATCCTAGTTTTTATAAATCTATTCGCTTCGATCAATGTATTAGAGTCAATTGCTAGGGCAACATGGCTATAGGGTGAGTTAGTAACTTTACTAATCACCCAACCAATGATGCTTTTCGGTCTATAGAATATGACATCTGCTGCTTGTATCTCAGTTGTCATATCTTAGTCACCTTTCTTATTCTGTCGGTTTTTCCACAGGTGGTGCCTGTAACTGTCCTTTTT